CTATTTGCCGCGCACCCAACGAGACAAAGCAGAGCGCACACCAGTATCAGTTTTTTGATTAACTTCATTTTCCACCTCAAAACGGGTTGTTGCTGTTTTTAAAGTGTGCTCTTTTTGTTTGTGCCGTTCGCTCTTCTTTCCAAGATGAAAAGCCTTGGCTAATGCCATAAAAAAAACGGCTAAAGCCGCTAACAAAACAGACAGATTTCTTTTGAACCAAAAAATCATAAGCGCTGCTCCTTAAACCGCTTGGCAACAATCACCAGTCCTGTACAAGCGGCTAAAACCATAATCCCTGCTAACGCCCACTGAATCGGTCCATTACCAACCAAAAAGCCTCCAAAGCCTGAACAAGACCCTATAATTGGGGCTAGCGCTTCTACCTTTAAAAGTCCTCTTGCCTCACGTGTTTCTACCCTGTGATAGTTCGAAGCAATGTAAGATCCTTTCGCCCACAAACCGGCTTCGGCGGCTCGACGGTTGGATAATCCCACAAAAGGCTTACCCCCTATCTTATTCCATTTCTGTAATTCACTAGGAACAGCTTCATAATCCCCTTGATTAAGCTTCTTCAACAATGTTGACTTGCAAAAGGCTTTCGTTCCTACGTTATAGCAAAACGACACCAATGCCGCGAATTGATTATCCGTTAACGAAGCCGTTACCGATTCCTCGACCGTCTTCTCAAATTTCTTTAAGTCTTCACAAAGGATTGCTTCTGCTTCCTCTTGCGTAATACGCATGCCTTTTTTGACAAACGGTTGACCAGCATTGCTGGTGTGACCATAACCAATGGTCCAAATGCATGCCACATCTCTATATGCCTCTAAACGCAAGCCTTCCCATTGTTTGATAAGCTCTAATCCTTCCTTTGATATCTTTCTCATCTCAATCCTCCATAAAAAAAGCCCCACAAACGCGGGGCTGGATAAAACTCTTCTTTTATGATCTTCTATTGGCTATGCTCTTTGATCAACTGTTCGACTTCTTCAACGCAAAAGCCAAGTTGAAAAAGCGGCGCATATTCGCTTTCTTGTAATTCATACTGACAACGCTTTTCTACAAAATCATCCTCTAAATCAACCGGCATGGTTGTTGTGAGAACAACCTTATGCGTATCATCTTCTACCCCCTCTTCACCTTCACTAAGCTCTTTAACAAAGACCCAATAAAAACGCGTTGATAAAAGCATTTCTAGCCTTCTTACTGTTTCAACTTTGTCAAAAGAAAGCATGTTCAGATAATCTTCTTTGCTATTTAAATGTTCTGGATATTCTATCATCTCTCCCTCCTAAACAAAATGACGCGTATGGCTACATCCACGCGCCGCAACTTGTTCATTTCCACCATTGACAATCATGGCGGCTCGAGTAAAACGTCCATTATCCGTTGTATTACTCCAGCTACCACCCCCTAACAATGCTCTCATTTCAAACGTATTTTGCGTACGGCTTATGGGTATAGGAAACGTGCCCGATAAAAATTGCCAAACATAACCGCAACCATCCTCACAACCGATATGCGAGATCATACGACGATTCGCCGTATCCTTATATCCACCTGAAACCTTAGAGGTTGGTTCTTTCTTGCCAACAATATGTGTCTTTTCATTGCTTCCATACATAGCAGAAGCAAACGCTTCATCACTCAGTAAAGATTTTTTAACACGCGCCATATCTGTTACATGTTCGGTATAATTACGGTTTGTTGTTATATTGGTACGATACATTGATTTCGTATTTTCACCCGTCCCTGATTGAAGATAAATATCAACCCAAAGATCTGTAGAGGGGTCGTAGACCATTCCCTCTGGTGAACTATAAGGGCGGTGATTTAAACACCAAACTGAATTGGGTAAAATATCTCCTGCCTTATAACCAGACAAGGGGTGACCAGAAATCGTACCAACATCCGCACAAAGCGTATGAAACCCTCCTATCTTGCGCGAATTATTGACGCTGTAACCGCTTGGATACGTAGAGTTTTCTGATCCAACAATTTTATGAGAACCTCCCTCCGGTACCAAATAAAGATAATAATCCTTGCCCGCCGATAGAGGCGGCATGCTTATTCTGGCATCTGCCGTATAACTTACAACCAAAATATCATGAGTTCGTGGCAAAGTTAGATAGGTTCCTTTTTTCACGGTTAATTGCGCTTTGCCCGTCGCAACAAGAAAAGGGGTGGAAATTGATAAAACCGTTAAATGAGACTGTTTTAGAAAAGTGTTTATCTTTTCTGCGAGATTTTTTGCTTGTGTGGCTACTGTCTGAGCTGTTGTCGCTGTTTCTAGAGAACTCTTGATACCACTAAGCTCTTTCTTCGTTGTATCAGCTGTTGTTTTGGCTTCTTCTGCTGTTCTTTTCGCTCTATCAGCGGTTTCCTTGGCTTTTTCGGCTTCACCCTTGGCTTGATAGGATTGTGAATCTGCTACTTCCGCTTTTTTCTTGGCTTCGTCTGCATATGTCCGCGCTAAACTTGCTATAGTCTTAGCGTTATCGGCTACTTCCTTCGCGCTGTTAGCTGTACTCCACCCTTGATGAGCTTTGTTGCCTGAATTTTCCGCTATCTTCTTGGCTTCATCTGCGTACGTACGCGCTAAACTTGCTATAGTCTTAGCGTCACCTGCTACTTCCTGAGCTTTATTGGCATTACTCCACCCTTCATGAGCTGTACTTTTTGCCTTTTCTACCTCACTGCGCGCTTGTGCCGCCTCATGGTTAGCATAACCTGCCGTCTGTTTGGCTTCTTTTGCTATCTTTTCGGCTTCATCCGCTACTGTCTCTACCTGTGATGCCTTCTTTTGTGCACCATCGGCTACCTTCTTTGCCTCGTCCGCTGTCGACTTCGCACTATTGGCGACTTGTTTGATACCATCCAAAGCACCTTTCGTTTCTTCTGCTACCTTCTCTGCTGCTTCAGCTTTACTCTTCGCTGCTTCCGCTATACCCTTCACCGCCTCTACATCAGCCTGCCCTGCCGCCTCTCCTGAACGCACCGCTGATTCTGCCGCTGCTTTGGCTTCATTGGCTATTCGCGTTGCTTCAGTTGCACTCTGGTGCGCTTGCTCTGATTTTGCCGACGCACTATCCGCAGAACTTTTCGCTTCCTCTGCTAAGTTCTTGGCTTCACCAGACTTCATTAATGCTTCTGAGCTTTGTTGGCTTATCTCCTCGCCCTTCTGCTTGGCTTCATTGGCGGTTGATAATGCCGTTTCCGCTAATCCTTTAACTGCTTCAAGGGTTTTATTCGATTCATCAAAAGCATTCTTATTGTCCTCAACAAGTTTCTTTGCCTCTTCTGATAATGTTTTAGCTTCCTCAGCACTCCCCTTCGCATCCATAGCTGTGTTAGACGCACTATCCGCCGTTGTTTTCGCTGTATTCGCTTCTCTTAACGCTTGCTCTGATGTCTTTTGCGCCTCTGTAGATGCCGTGTTTGCTGTTTCCGCTAGACCTTTAGCAGTTTCAGAAATACCCTTACTCTCTTGCGAAAGCGCTCGTGCCTCTTCAACCTTCTTACTTACTTCTTCTACCAAACTCTTGGTGTTTTCATCACCTTCACGAATCGCTTGTCTATCGGCTTGTAAGGCTTGTTCTGCCACTACTTTTGCTTCATTAGCTAATCTAGAAGCCTCTAAAGCATCCTGTTGAGCTTGTTCTGATTTCAACGAAGCTCTATCTGCTGTCTCTTTCGCTTCCCTTGCATCCTTCAACGCCTCATCAGATTGCGTTTGAACTTGCTGTGCTATCTTTGTCAATTCTGTAACAGAAACTGTAGCACCTTGCGATAAACCTTTTGCCTCTTCCGAAAGCCCCTTGGCTGCATCTGCAATATTCTTCGCTTGTTCCGCCCTTTCTTTCGCAGTCTCTGCTGTCTGTTTGCCTTCTCTGACCTCTGTTAAAGCTGTCTCTACGGACGTTTGTACTTGAGATACTCTTTTTGTGAGTTCTGTAACTGAATCCGTCGCCCGTTCCGATAAACTTTTTGCCTCTTTCGCCATATCCTTGGCATCATCAGCTGTCTGTTTGGCTCCATCAGCCTTAAGACTTGCTTGGGTCGCTACCGTCTTTACTTCATGACACGTCGCTACCGCTGTTGCGGATACTTGGGTCGTCTCTGTCGCTGTTTGAGAAGCTTCTCGCGCTGTTTGTTCTGCACGTTCAGCAATCGTTTTTGATGCATCAGCTAACCTCTTGGCTTCTGTTGAGACATTCATTGCGCTGTCACTTACCTGCTTGACTTCTGCAAAACTTTCCAATGCCGTCGCTAAAGAACCTTTTGTATTACTGATTTCTCCTGTGGCTCTATCAACGGCTGCTTTGGTCTCTTCTGCCATGTGCTTTGCAGCATCAGAGGCATTTTTGGCTTCTTCGGCTAAGCCTTTAGCGCTATCCGCTGTATCTTTCGCAACATTCGCAGTTGCCGTCACTGCTGTAACCGCTTCACCCGTTTTCGTCACCTCTGCAAGCGCTTGTTCCGATACGCTCTTAGCTTCTTCTGCAACTTGTTGCGCACCATTCGCACGCGCCATCGCTTTTTCTGCCTCTTGCCTTGCATTGACAACCTGTTCTAACGGTGCAAACGTTTCATACGAATATAAAGAGGCTGTCCCTAACAATTTCGGAACAACCACCACATCTTGCGAAAGCCCTTCTCTGATTTCCTCTTCAGTCGCTACCGGTATCAGATACTCATGACTATGATCGGGGATCTTCATCTGCTTTCCTCCTTACGCCCTCTAAAGAGCTTCATCCAAAGAACACTCTTTCAAATCTTCAAACTCTTCTCTTAAGGCTTGCAAGCGCTGCTCTATATCTTTCAGAGAGCCATCAAACTCTGTTTTCAAAATGCCTCTCATCAACTCTACGAGGGCATTAAGCGGCGCATGCACCAAACCTCCCCCTGAATACAAAACGACCCGTACTTGAGACGGGTCGCTAAGCTCTGATATCGCAAACGGTTTTAAGGTCATTTCAACTCCTCATGTTTTAATCCCATAAATTACACTCACATTAACGGGGCGCGTTTCAACGTCTCCAACCCTCTCTGACATAAGATGATGATCATGATGCGCCCTATCATGAATGCCCTCTTTGAGAGGCGTCGAATAATATAAAAAGTTCGCAAAGGGGCTTCGAATAAACCAAGGCAAGCGCGGCGGCTTATCTTTATCGGTAAACCAAAAGGGAACCTCTACTTGTGGACTTCCTGCTATTTGATCAAATTCTTGATTACACATTTCTAAGGCATCACCACTCAAACCTAAACACTCTTCATCAAGTGATCTCTTTCGCCTTGGCAAAGAAGCTTCAGAAGAAGAAACATCCCGTTTCTTGCGTGAAGAACGGTCAACCGAAGAAGCCGGTCCTATTAAATGTTCATGCGCTTTTAAAGAACACGCTTGCTGGCTGGCAAAGGAACGCCAAGGGTCTAGACCACGTTCATAATCCATGCCCCGTAAAAACATCCCCCGAAAATCGGGAACATTAAATGTCGAAACGCCATCTCCAGCGCCCCATGTCGTTCCTATCGCCTCAAACAACGCTCTATAACTGCTTCGCAAATAAGCACGCCCATCACAGACTAACCAGCCTTCCGGCAAACGCTCCATTGCAAAAGGACCGATAAAACCAGACGGTAGGCGTTTTAAAGAAGAAACTTTCTCTCTTGTTGGATTGAGAATTTGCCAACCACTTATCTCTTCATCATATATAACAGTATAAAGACACCCCTCTTGGATTTCGCCTCCCGATAAGGCTAATAAACCGCTTTCTGTCCCCTTATAAACGGGCTTAGCAGCCAAATTATCCAAAGCAATCGTGGTCGCTCCAACATTCTTACCTCTCGCTTTAAAACAAACCGATATCCCATTCTTATACGCTAAAAACTGAGATTGACTTTGAAGACGTATTCCACTGGTCTTTTGTTCTTGATTAACCGTAACAATCCCTTCAATCACACCCCCCGTATCCGATAAATACTCTCTGACCCTTTGCATCATAAAACGCGCGCTATTATTGACCGTGTTAGGGTGCTGTCCTTCTGACCAATTAATTAAGCTATCTGCTCCACCATTCTCAGATGCCGTTAAGGACCAATCGTAAATCGTTGACATCTTGACCTCACGTCTTAATCCCAAACACAACACTCATATTAATCGGACGCGTCTCACTGACACCTGAACGAGCCCAAACAACATCACGCATCTGAAGATGAGAATGGGGAAAAGCAAGCCCATGATGCAACCGTATATCCTCTGCACGCACACCCAAACGTTCGGCAAGCTTTTCCCTTTGCTTCTCATTGAGCATATACCCCCAGATAATCATCATATTTCCATACCAATTCTCTTCCTCATTGGCATCATTCAAAACCGTAACCGAGTGACCTCCATGATCATGCTTTCTCATAGCGTCATGTTGTAATGTGCCAAGATAACGAAAACGGTCTATCTCGCGGTCATCATCAACACCCCGCAAAAACACGCCACGCAAATCGGGAACATTAAACTTCGTCCAACTATCACTGCCACCCCATCTTGTTCTTATCGCTTCATAAAGTGCTGGATAATCACTACGCAAATAAGCCGCCCCATCACAGACTAACCAGCCTTCTGGCAAAACCTGCATCCCAAAAATCCCTATCGTACCAGTAGGATAAACCGAAGTCTTCGAATCTTGTAATAAAGGCAAGGGGGTAGGATTTAAAACATGCCAAGCATCATCCCGATAAACCAAACGATAAATGCACCCCTTTTGTATCTCGCCTCCTAATAAAGCACTCATGCCTAATTCTGTCGCCTTATAAACCGGCTTTCCTCCTAACGCATTCAAAGCAATTGTTGTCGCTCCAACATTCTTACCCTTTGCTTTAAAACAAACCGATATCCCATTCTGATATTTCAAAAAATGTGATGAGCTTTGAAGGCGTATCAACGTCGTCTGTTGTTCCGCATTAACCAAAAAGGTGCTTTCAATCAGACCGCTCGTATCCGATAAATATTCCCTCATCCGTTGCATCATCACACGCGCGCTGTTATTCACGCTGCTTGGACGCTGCCCTTGTGCCCAATCAATCAAATCATCACAATAGCCATTTTCAGAGGCTCTCAAAGACCAATCATAAATCGTCGACATCTGACATCTCACGTTTTAATCGCAAATAAAACAGAAACATTCACTGGACGCGTCTCACCTTCACCAGAGCTTCTCAAGTCAACCTCTTGATTTTCATCATGGCTATAGGGACTTGCAATATAGCTCCCTAAATTCTCACGCTCTATTCCCATAAAGTTTGCTAGAGCCCCCCCTCCAAACAATCCTAGACGATATCCCAAAACAGCCGTCGTATTCCCATCCCAAAAATCTTCATTGCTGGTAAAATGGGGAAAGGAAAGACTTTGCCCCTGATGTTCGTGTGTCTCCATTAAATCTGTTTGCACACTTGCAAAAGAACGCCCTTCATCAATATGACGACCGCTATCAACACCTCGTAAAAACATCCCCCGAAAATCGGGAACATTAAACGTCGTAACACTATTCCCTTCTCCCCAAACCGTCCCTATCGCAGAAAACAGATCACTATAATCAGTCCGCGAATAAGCCTTTCCATCACAGAGTAACCAACCTTTTGGAATTTCACGCATCGCAAACGTTCCGATAAAACCAGTAGGATAAAGACTGATTTCTTCTTCTAAAGGGATAGAGGTTGGATTAACAAGGTGCCAACCATCTCCATTATAGACTAATGTATAAATGCATCCCTGTTGGATTTCGCCTCCCGATAAAGGACCAATCCCTAAGGCGGTCGCTTTATAAACCGGCTTGCCCTCTAAAGCATTCAGAAAAACCGTGGTTGCTCCAATATTTTTATCCTTAGCCATAAAGCGTAAAACGATACCATTCTTGTATTCTAAAAATGCCGATTGGCTTTGAAGACTGATCGCTGTTGTTTGTTGCGCATGATCATTCGTCACAATCCCTTCAAGCGTTCCACCCACATCTAACAAGTATTCCTTGACACGCTGCATCATCACACGGGCGCTGTTATTGACTGTGTTAGGGTGCTGCCCTTCTGACCAATCAATCAAAGCATCCGCACGCGTGTTATCCGCCGCTCTTAGCGACCAATCATAAATCGTTGACATATCCTAGAACCCTAAACTCCGTAAAATGTCCGCATGAATTGCGTCATCAAAGGATTATCATCTTCACGCTCTTCTTCTTCCAAAGGCTCTTCCTGTGACGCTAATAATGCCCGTAAAACCTCCAGCAAGTTCTCTCTATTGCCAACGCCCCCTCGCGCGATAGGGCTTGCTCTATAAGGCTGTCCACCATACATCTGAAATACACGATTAACAAAATCACTTGCGCGCATTGCGTTATTGCCTGCATTCAAACCAACCGCATTGCTGCCAACCAATTGCGCTGCATTGGCATGGGGATTTCGGAGAAGACGCGCGGCGCCCCCTGCTCCCTGTTGATGTGCTAAATACAATTCCGCATCTGTAGGCGCCCTTCCCAACAAACGGCTTAAATGGTTGCGATTGTCAAGGGTCAACCGCCCCATGGCATCGGCTGCCTGCATAGGGTCAAAACGGTCTTGCAAACCATATTGTTTCGCGGTGCTGTCTATAAACTGATATAACCCACCCGCAGAGGACCTTGGATTCCTTGCATTGGGATTACCGCCACTTTCAACTTGCGCAACACGGTATAAATAACTTTCCGGCAAGCCATACCGCACCGCTGCTTGACGGATCGCTTGATCAACTGAAGGGTTATATCTAGCCATAGATTTTGCTCCTTGCAAATCTGCCAGCTTCCCCCATCAATGCCGAAGAAACAAAGTGCCAGAAACGTTCATTACCAATTCCTGCTTTATGTAATCGTATAAATCTTTGTACCATTTGAGCTACTTCCTGCTGGGTCATACCCTTAACGCCAAAAGTTGCTAATTTTGCTATATCCCGTTCAAATATTTGTCTCTCTTTTTGAGGCAATTTTCTAATCGTATCAGATAAAATATTTTGAGTAATTTTTGCCCCAGCACGTGCTGTACTAACTGTTCCGTAGGGAATATTAACACCTGTTAAAGGAGAAGCCTCTGGTGTTCCTTGAAACGGCTTTAGTGCTCTTTGCGCTGCATCTTGATAAAATCTTTCATCATCTACAGCTTTTCTAAATGCCTTAATGTTTTTAGGGCTTAAAGACCTGCCAAGATTTTTAGACACGCTACCTGTTTGTAAAATATCCGAAAGTCTATTAATAGGGCGGGATTGTTCTAATATGTCATCGATATAATCTCTTATCCCAACGCGATAAGTATTGAAACCATCCGGCATCGCTCCTTTACGAAGACCTTCTGCAATCTCCTTTCCAGATACATCTCTTTCTGCAATGTTTTTGCCTTGGCTTATGGCTTCTGCAAAGCCTTTGTATTTTGCTGCGCTACCCCGTGCTGCTTTATAAGTAGGGGAAATCTTATCCGTTATTTTTACCAAATTATTCTTTAAAATTTGATATGTAGAAGCCCCTTCTTCATCACCAAGCTTTCGATTCATTCTGATTAAAACATCAAGCGATTTCTTGCTTCGATCTAGTAACTCCATTGTAGGTTTATAATTGATATGGCTAAACTCTTTTGCATAAAATCGTTGAGGTATTGCTTTGCGGGGATCTCTTTCTAATTTTTTGACAGCATGCTTGAGAGCATCTTGAAATCCTTCTTGTTTAAAAAGTCTATTAAGAGCTGGATAATATCTTTTTTCTATTGGAGTACGATAGGCTTGTGCATAGAGAGGACCATGTGCTGCTTCCCCTTGCTCTTTAAGCAACCTTTTTAAAACTTTCGTATCTTGGAGAGGGGTAATGTTTTCATCTGCCGATTGACCAAGGCGCTGAACTGCCCCCTGCATCCGTCCTTCATGGGCTCTTTTCAAAAGTTCAGAAACACGCGTATTGGTTTTCCCTATATTCGCAAGTGATACTTCTAAATTTGGACTAATGTCTGTCAAAAATGCATGACGTGGCGCACTTGCAAGATGTTCGGCAACATTCTCAACACCATCATCATATAATGTTTTTGCAACTTCTCTGACTGCTCTGGTTTGAATGTCTTTATGAGCAGGATTAAAATGCCTTCTTACAAAAGGAACTGTTTGCATGCTTCTTAACGCTTTATTCAATCCCGAAGAAACAACAGTACCTGCAAGAGAACCAATAGGACCAGCAACAGATCCAATACCACCACCAATCCCTGCCGAAGTAAGGCGGTCATAAAGACCGTCTCCCGCACCAGAACCATGTAAAGCACCAGAACCCGCTCCTAAAACTGCCGCCTTACCAAGATTTCCAAATGTTGATGCCGCAGCACCTACTCTCAAAAGTCCAAGCCCAGGGACAAATGAAAGTGCTGTTGGTACAAGCGAACCAGCAATATAACCAATAGAAGACAACACTGGATGTTTTTCTTCCAAGGCTTTTTGGTAAGCACGTTCCTTAGCTACCCGTCTATTATAGATCTCTTCTGCTCGTTTATCGCCACTCCAATAATCCTTAAATCCCGCTTCATTCGCCGCTTGTATCTCATCACTATATCCTGCTGTCAAACCAGACGCACCATGACTTCTAAGTGCATCCCACCACGTAAGATCTTTATCATCAAATGAAAAATCATCTGTGGTAGGTTGTTGTCCTTGATTATCTTCAATTTCTACAAAAGATGAAGTATTCGGAATGGTGTCAATTAATTTGTATTTTGTTAGCCAATCCGGTACAGATTGAGTTTTATTGTCACCCAAATCCGTAGCACTTGAAGTATTTGGAATAGTATCGATTAATTTATATTTTTTAAGCCAATTCGGTATCTGGTTACTGTGTTCTTTTGGAGAAGACGTCATACAGCTTACCTTTCATAAATTCTTATGCCGTCGTGAGTACGAACAGCAAATTTTGATCCTTTAGGAAGTTTTTGTATCTCTTCATTTGTAGTAATAAACGATACACCTGCATACTTTCCCGTAAGAGTTGGCGAATCTATAGAATGCTGCGCGCTACTTCTTCCAAATGCTTCATCCACATCCGCAGCTGTTATGTTATCATTCATCAAAATAGCTATTTGAGCATCTGTCGCTTTGTTATAAATCTCCTGTAAACGTTGCAAATTCTTTATAAGATCTTTAGGAGATGAACTCTGTTGCAAAGCACCATAAACACTTTCTAATGTCTTACCTTCCCTATCAGTCAAATTACCCAATCCTGAAGCGCCATTAGGTGATAATGCTTTAATTCTCTCTAATTTATGAAGCATCACTCCGCCCCTGATAGCTTCAAGATGATTTTTCAAACGTGATGCTGGTGTATTCCATAAATACTGTAAAAATTGACCAATTGCACCAGTAGACGCTTTGGGATTTTTCTTAAGTATCTCAAGTGCTTCGTTTATCGTATACGCTGTACTCTCCCTCATAATTTTGGCATCTACTATTTGTAATTTTTTCAACTGTTCACGCTGTTGTATCTCTTGATATGCCTTAGATCCCTTAATAACCTTTGCTTCCAACTCTCCAGTTTCAGGATTGTAAACATGCTGGTAATCAGGAGAAAGTGTAGGTTTATCACCACCTTTTAGCAATGCACTAAGCATTTGAGGATTACGTGCCATAACAGCAGCTTCTTCTTCACTGTAACCTTTAGATTTCAGATACTCGACGGTTTGATTAACCTGCCCTCTTTGTTTATCGCCTTCATGCAAGTTTTTCAGACCCTTGGCAAAAAGTTGCCATCCAGACGAATCTGGACTCGCCGTCATTGCTCCTAAAAGAAAGTCATCAATATTTTTACTAACATCAGACTGTGAAAAACGAGAAAGTTTATCCCCAAAACTAGGTTCTAGTGCGGGACGCTGTTCTTGTGGTGTAATTGGTACTGCTGGAACAGATGTATGATTTTCTACACTAGGTGCGATTTCCTCTCTTGGAATCGGAGTGGATTTATTCTCTTCAATAGGAGAAATAGAGCCTATTGGATTAGGAGAAAAAGAGCCTATGTTATAAGGATTATTCGTAGAAATCATACTAGGAAAAACTGGTAGTTGATATTCCGGTCTTTGATTTTGTTGTATTGCCTCCTGCAATCGTTCTGTTATCGTTTTTGGACGTTTAAGTGCGAACCGTTTATCGCTCGGGTTAAAATTCATAAAAACCATTATATTACCCCTTTAAAACTGTTTATTTTCCCGCAAACTTTTCCGCTGCTTTCTTTGCTCCATAAATCGCTGTCGCTAAATTCTGCCAAGGATTATTGCCTTGCATCATTGTACCTGTCAGATTGTTTGTCGTCGTACCGTAATTTCTTGCAAAACCATGACCCGCGTTCATCAACATATTCAGTCTGTTCCAACCGCTGTTGTCTTGCTCCAGCCAACGTTCGCGATTGGCATCAACAACTCTCTGATTGTAATTATCAAGCACACCTCCACCCTGCATCGCATTAGAATAAGCATTACCATAACCTTGTAAGAAGTTATTCGAAGCACCCAATTGATTTTGATTGGCTTGGTCAACCATTGCATTGGCTTGCATCATATTCTGTACATCTTGATTATACTGGTTCGCTGTAGCACTTGTGGACAAAGCACCAAGTTCATTTGCCAACACACCTGTATGTGCACCGGACCCATAACGACCTGCTCCTGCAAAAGAACTGTTAATCGTATCTCTTACACGGTCTAAGCTATTTTGAAGAGCGGCATTAAAAGAAGGATTTTGTCCAACCATACCACCCGAAGCCATTCTTCCAAGATTATTTGCTGCCGACGTTGGATTGTAGATCGTATTCATCAAAGAACGATTTTGATAATGATGAGGTATACTTCCAAGTCCACCAATAGCATAGCGCGTCTGATCACTTAACGGCGCAACACGAGGTCCGCCGTAAACATTGCCACCAATCCCTGTATTATACATTTGATAGGCATCTGCACCACCACGTTTAAAAACCTTCTCCATCCAAGCAGGTGGGGCGCTTGTCTGCACCTGCTTCTGTTGTGTTGTTGATGGTGTTTCGCTCCCCATGTCACAATTCCTTCCTGTAATAAAGCATCGTTATGCCATAACCTTGCTTGTCTAAGGCGCGCTTCCAACCAAGACGCCCTAAAATCTCTATCTCGAAGGCGCCATTCTCACGCGCCCAATCCTCTAAAACTTTCAAATTGTCAATCTGATCAAGAACGCCTTTGCCACTGCATTCACAAATCAAGGCACGCTTCTTACCTAAAACTGTCTCTTGTATCTGGGTTGTAACTACCGCTAAAAATCGTTCATCGTCATCCAAAACAAGCCACAACTGTTTCTTGCCCGTACAAATGGCTTCCATCAGTTCTTGCAACGTAACTTCATGTTTGAAACGTTCTACATACGCACTCAATGACGCAAATATCTCTTCAAAATACGGGGCTATGCGCTCCAGATCCCAAGAACTGGTCAAATAGACTTTTGCCATTATCCCCTGCCTAAAGGACGTAAATCCACATTAAAGCCCGTAATCATCGTCCAAGGTTCATGTTCTGGAATACGTAATTTAAAGCGGTGATAACGATTGCGTGAGCGACCATGGTAAGCACCCGTGACATAAGAACATATCCTCTCCTTGTGCCATGTGATCGGCGTATCGTGATTACGTAATCTTCTTTCCCCAATACTTAAAAGACCTTGCGTCGTATCAACCTCTGCAAACATCTTCGTGATAAAACTAAAACTTCCATCCGGTGCCCCCAACTCTTGTGAAACAACCGTTGCCTCCATTGGGGCTCCTGTAAACATAACAAGGTGATTTTGATCATTAAAAGCCCCAAGGATAGGCGCACCACTTTGCCAACGGGGGCTATCTAAAGAAGCCGGTAAGGACTCAAGATTGATCGAGATCTCATCCAACTGTTCTAAAGTATAACCTGTCGTAAAGACTGGAAAGAATGTGAAAGGCTTTCCCTGTATCGTCGACCATTTCTGCAAACCCCAATCATAAACAAGTGTCGTTTGCTCGTTGTTAGCTTTCTTTAAAGACCAGTAAATTCGGTTATCAACGGGGTCTATAACCCCTTGCATCTCATCAAGAGCAAACTTATCAAATGTTTTAAAAACCGTTCTATCAACTTTCTCAAAGCCTATCGGCAAAAGTTGACCATCGCTACTCATCTGATAAAAGCCACCATCACTCGCAAAAAAGGCGTCACTGCCTCGACAAGCTATAGAGCCTGCACTGCGCGCACCTCGCTTGTCTTGAATCTTTTGAAAAGCAAAGACAATCTTAGAACCCGAAACAAACGTCCCTGCATAAACAGCAGAACGCATAAAAATGAGCGGATTGGTCGTTTCTGTTGCCCCCTGTACATATTCTCCATCTGGAAAATCTTGAAAATCACAATTTTTCTGCTTAACGGTCCAATGGGTTGCATCATTCAGACCCGACCAATGAATACGATTGGGATTATCTGTCAATTGCATTAAACAAACAAAAGGTCCCCAAACCTTCACCAATCCTGCTTTCGGTGGATTGCCGCCTAAATCTTCAAATCGTTCAGAACTATGGGTATTAAAGACTTGCGGTTTATCATTCTTATTGACCGCAATAATTCTTTGACCAAACAAAGCAAATGACCATTGATTATCTTCATTTGCATGATAGGTCACACCAGTTTGGCTTATGTCCTTCCAACCTTGCGTTTGGCTATCATAACTATAAAGCTTTTGCTTGCCTCCAACAATAATCTTAACACCATTGCCACTTCTAAAGGCTATACAACCCAACGGTTTCTCTTCCAAAGGAATCTTAGAAACAACCATTGCACTAGGCATAGGAATGTAACCACCATCTGCCGGTAAAACATTCACAAGGCTGTCTGTAAAGCTGCCGTTAACAACCGCAACATCCGGTCTGTAATCAGCGATTGGAAAATAAACCATGTTAGAAATCCGTTGGAATTATTCTTGTCACGTTATGGCGTTGAGACGTCTCTGCACGCAATTCATGCAACTGCTCGTTAAAGTCATTATAAGCTGCCGTTGCACAATCGGGTTCTTTAAGGATATTCTTGTACAACTCATATTTTGCACGCGCCTTAATCAAATCAAACGCGTGCACAAACCATAGATGCTCTTCATCAACACTCTCTATCTCCGATAACCGCTGTGGAGAGAGAATGAGTTGAATTTGATAGGCTCTGTCCGGTGTAGGATAAAGATGCAATTTCCTATCAAAGTAACTGTAACAAACCGGCGTTCCTTGCTGTTCTGATCGCAACAAAGGCTCTAAGGAAACATGGTCCTTACACTCCAATGCAAACTTATGATGTTCATCAGAACTTAAGTAAACGCTTTTGATTTTAACAGCTGTTTCGATATGGTGGGTATCGGTTGCGTCATAAGCCCCTTGCCCCTCCCTTGTTTGAAACACCACATCACGGCTTTCGTTAAAGTAAAAAGTTTCTCTCTCACAAAAACGAATAGCAGCAAAAATACTTTCTTGGATTTGAGATACATATTCATCCGCAACGTCATCAATCTCATCTTGAATGACTGACACCATGTGTGAAAGCGTTTTTCGATGACGATAAACATTTTGACCAGCAGGTATTGGTCCGCCGGTCCTAACCCGAATATAATGACGTGCCATTAAAATACCTTTCTGTAATTGAAACGAACTTGACATGATACAATATGTGTACTATAGTGCACCAATGATGCTCATTCATAAAACGATAGAATTTGATACTTGGCTTGAGAAGCTTAAAGATAAAACCGCTAAAGCTATTATTCTTCAACGTGTTGTACGCTTAAAACAAGGACTTTTGGGTGATGTTAAATTCTTTCATGGCATAGGTGAATTACGTATCCACTATGGTGCTGGGTACAGAGTTTATTTTACCCAAAAAGGCTCTGATTTTATCCTTTTGTTATGCGGTGGAGATAAATCAACGCAGCAAAGGGATATTGAACAAGCATTAAAGTTAAAAGAGGAGTACAGTGATGAAAATAACCCCATTTGAACCTGAAAAATATCTTAAAGACATTGAATCACAACAAATTTTTCTCAATGAAGCTCTTAAAACCGGTGATGCCGCTCATATCGCAGATGCTATTGGTATCGTTGCCAGAGCCCAAAATATGAGTGCCTTAGCAAAAGAAACCAATCGCGAACGCAGTGGATTATATCGCTCCTTAAGTAAAACGGGTGACCCTAAGCTTTCTACCTTAGTCGCTGTCTTATCTGCCCTTAATTTGCAACTCTCTGTACAACCTTGCAACTCATGAATATAAGGGGAGTTAAATGATTTCTCCCCTTAACAATTTGTCACGAATTCAACGACCACGCTTGCTTCACCTGCTTGGACTGTCTTGTCCATTTTAGCATAGAGAGTAAGCTCTTCATCATAAGGAACAAATTCCTTTTGGTTAGTGGGCTTGACCTCTTTGACTGCCTGTTGTTTGATTTCTGCCTCACCAAACTCTTTCCCTCCAGCAGTGCTGCCTATTTTTACCTTCGTGTCCGAAAATGCTGTCTTCACAAACACCTTAATCGAGGTGATTAAAGCCCCTCGAGGCAAAATGCCTATTCTCAGGGCATTCTCTTTATCTTTGTAGCTAAAATTAAGCCGCAAAAAGCTTACCTGTTGGGTATGAAGGCTTCTCCCCTGCAAGGGAGGTGGTAAATGATCTGCCATATCTTGTCCCCTTAATGATTTGTCACAAATTGCACAATCACAACACATTCACCAGCATCCGTGGTTTTATCACGGGTTGCATAAAGGGTAACTTCCTTATCATTCGCAATAAAAACCTTTTGATCGGTTGGTGTAAAATCTTGCATTCCTTGGGCTTTGATATCCTTTTCACTGAAATCATTGCCCCCATAGGTACTGCCTATCTTCAACTTCGCTTCCGTAAACGCCGTCTTAACAAACGCTTTCATCGAAGTGATCAAAGCACCTCGAGGCAAAATCCCGATTTTTTCAGTGAGATGCTTATCTTTATGCGTAATATTCAACCGCAAAAAGCTGACCTGCTGAGTATGAAGACTTCTCCCCTGCAAGGGAGGTGGTAATTGATTTGCCATGTCTTTTTTCCTCCTTAATCATTATGCTGCTGCTTCACCGCTGTAGGTAGGAATGACAATCGTTCCAAAATCTTGTGCTGTTTGTGCACTATTTGGCATTTGGAAACGTGTTTTCTTCATTCCTATCAATGTTTTAGCGCAAACACCCAATTCACGTTTATAATCAAAATACTCTTCTTCAATCGTGTAATGCGTTTCACTGTACTTTTTACCAAAACCTATAACTGCACTTTGGGCTCCTAAGAACACCGCACGACGCACACTTTTGACGGCTGTATGATCTGTTGATTTAACACCATGAGTGACATGAACTGCCTCACGTAAAACAACACCATTATACATACCAAGAGAACCATCAAAGATTGGGTTCTTCGCGCGAGAGGTTGCGTAAACCGATTTTTGAATATCTAACCATTCACCGGCTGCTGTATTGGTTCGCAACTGCATCACTTGGGTGGGATGCAAATAAAGAACGTAAACATCATCACCATTAATGTGAACTGGAGAAATTTGCGGATTGGCTAGTTTGGCTTGTTTAACCGCTTCATCAATCAATTTAAGGCTAAAGCTATGTTTGGCTTTATCGGTAAGATCTTCATCTTTGGTTTTGCCATCGGGACGGATAATCCGTTCACTGCTGGGTGCCATGATTTCATTAAAGCCGTAATAAACTGGTTTAATGTATATTTCTCGACCATCAACATTGATTGTACGGGCTGTATAACCACACACCTGTAAAAAGAACATAATGCTTAAACGATTGGCAAACCAGCGAACCAGTCCTTCTTTGGCTTTCTTGTGTAAATTCGGAAGTATTCTCTGTTGATCAATCGAGTCATCATTCGCCACACGCGCTGCATGTAAGAGCTCGTTAATGATCAGCCTATCATTCATAAATTGAAGTGATTCTTCATTACCCTCTAGGGTTTCGCCTTGAGTGACACCATCCCCAAACAGATTGACCAGCAAACTGAATGTAACGCTATCCCCTGCACTCTTATGGGTTTCGTCGTAAAGCTGGATAATGCTGTTTGAACTTTTGCCAATCAAGGGAGCAATTTTTGTCGCCTTCAAAACTTCATTGCCTAATTTCCGTGACCACAATTTCACCGCTAGTGGATCATGGGTTTCTATATGTGTTGCTGCCATTTTTTCACCTTTCTTTGCTATAAAAAAACCGGCTCTAAGCCGGTGAAAAACCCGCATCAAAGGCGGATTATGTTGTAAAACTTATTGCCTAATCGGAGTCTGCACCCATAATTTTATAAAAAAGTGCTTCATTTTTCGGATTGGATATCCACGCATCAAATTCCTTTTGTGGCATAGCGTCAAGAGTTTGTTTGGTCATAGGACCTGTTACACCCCCACCACCAGATGCCGTTAAGGTTCTCGCAGAATTCTGTCGACTTTGAAGCGCTGCAATCTGATCATTGGCTTGCACCGCTTGGTTTTGGTAACCTAGATTTTGCGCTATCCTATAAATCTCTTCTGCTGGATTGAGGTCTCTTTGTGCACAAGTCGCTACAAGCGCATGCAATTGATCTTTTATAATCGCATCTATTGTACTCTTTTGCGCATACTCTGGATAAAGTGACGACCAAGAACTTAATTCCTTTGCACGTGCCTCATAAAGAAAATTTGCCGCAGCATCAAAATCACGGGTTTTATCTTGAAACGACTGAACAGAACTGTTGAAAAACTGACCAAGACGCATATCATGTTGATGCTGTTCCTCAGCTTGTCTTATCGCTTCCTTCTGTTCCCTAATATACGCATCTTGCTTTTGAATCCTATCTAACATCCACGATACTAAACGAACAGGGTCCTCACGTAGATCTGGAGGCGCACCTTCCCCTTCAGCCATTGGCGCTTGGGGTTGCTGTTCATAAAACTTAACAAGTGCTTCACGGGCTTGCTTGAGTTGTTCTTCTGAACGTTGCCGATTTATAGGAACGGTTTCTGAAGGCTGTTCAACGGGCTCTGCAACCGGCTCTTGAGACGTGATATCATCATGGCTTTCAACCGTTTCTACCTCGTGATCAATATCAAAAGAGCCCTCATCATCAAAGACTGGTGCTCCAACTCTGTAATCCTCATTTAATCCTTCATTCATTTCTGCATTCATTCTTTCACCTTTCTCAAATGCTTCTTCCTCGATACATGATCGCTCTTTCTCGCCTGATCTGATTTTGCTCTCGCTCATTGGAAATACGCTGTCGTTCAAGCTCATGTTTCTCTTGCATGATCTCTGCGTCCATTTGTGCCCTCTGATGACGCATGAACAATTCAATCTGCTTTCCTTGTAAATCCATCTGTTGCAGTTGGCTTTTGACTTCCATGTCCTGCTGCTTTTCTTGCAACTTCATTTCTTGTTCTGGAGTCATCTGTTGTTGCGCTTGTTGCGCCATTTGCTGCTGCTGTTGTACCTTCTCACTTATACGATTAAGCAGTGACGCAGGAAATGGAGAATAACGCATAAAATCAAGAAGGATATCCGGTGTGATTACATTTTGAAGCAACGGCAACAATTGCGTAATAATGCCAAAAGTCCGCTCTTTCTCATTCGGGCTGGTTGGCGCATCATCGACCACAATATCGTAATCAACACTCATCACCGCTTCACGCGTCAACGGAATATATTGCGCATTCTCTTCTCCAGAAATCCGTACCAAACGACCATCAGACAGATAATTCTGGATCAAGTGCAAAATAAGCTTGCCTTGCCTTTTGCGATACAAACGCAAGCCATCAAACAAACAAGCAAGCAGGTTTAAACTGGATTGACGCCGTTGTGCCTCCAAAACCCCTGCTTGTGAGACTTCTCTCGTCCCTATAAACTCTGGCGATAATCCCGTGACCTGATTAATTGCTTCTTTCGCCTCATTAAACAGCTGGAAAAAACCCGTTGGAAATTGTGCTACGGGCTTGGGTTGTATCTTTTTATTAGCTAAAGCATTGAGTTTTGTCCACGTAATACCATCTGTCCTGCTCCAACTTTTTACTGCTTCTCTTTCATCTTCAAAAGCCCCTCGTTCTGCCATAATCCCGCCTTTGGATTGGCTATTGAGAATATGCATGACTTGACTAAAATATTTATTCGCCCACCGTTGTGGATCTTTTGTAGGACGTACAACCCCATAAAATTGACGTTCTACCTTGTCAAAATACCCCGTGATACATTCCCACCCCAATTGACCAGCAGGAACCATCGGTTGATCGGGGCATAGTAAAACTTTTCTGCCTAAAAAAGCGCGCTTGACCACCTTTTTATTGAAAGCCGCCCCTTGGATATCGGGCATCATGCATTGGAGTTGCTTAAATTCCTCTTTGCTATAATCACGAAGTTCTCCAGTGCTTAAATCGGGTGCTTTGTAATATGGCTCGTTTTCAAACCAACGACATTCAACGAGCGTGACCATTCGGCGACCGTTTTCAACATCAATGCCCCTCTCATCATCATAAGCCTCTGAGTTGTTATGATGAACCCCTTCATAAATATTCCCATCCTTCGCCCAATCTGCACTCAGTTCACTCCAATGGGATTTTGGAAACATTTGCCTTGCAACTTCCAAAGGTTTGCGGTCCACATACCACATACGTTGTGCATCCGTTAAATTCGGTTGCACTGCCGCGCTATCCCAAACCATCTTCAATGGATCTAAACGCCTAATAACTGGCTCGCCATCAAGGCCATTCTCATAATCAAGACGTGTATCAGTCCACCCCATACCGCAAATGACAGCATCTTGAAAAGCATCGGAATCCGCATATTCGGCTTGTGCCATATCGCGAAACCATTCTGCCGCCCCTGTAAGCAATTCACTTGGCAACGCTTTCCCTATTTGACGGGGGATAAACTGCACTTCACGTTTATTATTACGCTCTGACCCCACAACCGCATTGACCAGCGGGGCAATACGATTAAATGTCATCACGGGGCGGCGTTGCTCTTTTAATGCCGCTAAATCCTGTTCATTCCACTGATCTCCATTGTAAAAACGAAAATCCTCCCTTGCATGCTCACGCCATTTGTTCACATGCTCAACATCTTCTTTATACCAACTCACAAGCTTGCGAAACAAGCCTTCTGTCGACAGATCTGAAGCGTTGCTATTTTGCTCTAAATGCTCTTCATCATGCATCATTCTGCCATCCATGACGTACTCTCATAAGCTTCTCTACCGCTGTAAGCTTGTCTCTTATGTTTCTGCACCGGTTGCTCATAACCCACACACATTAATCCAAAAGCATCCGCCCCATGACTCGACCAATCATGCTCTGCCCCTAACCCTATATTCCGCTTCTCATCCCATTTCTCGTGATACCAATTCAGTGCCTTACGACCTGCTACTGTCGTTTCCTCGTTAAACCAAACAGAAGGTAAAATACGCCGCACTGCCTCTATTCGCATTTTGACAGCACCAGCCCCTTGATTGGGAATGACTTGCGTTTCAAATCCCGCATCATTAAGAGCACTTTCAAAACTCACATTGTGCACACGGTCTCTGGTCGCACCATCATGCGGCAAAACCATCAATGCCTTCTCATAACCATTTTGCCGTAACCAGCCGATATGTTCCGATAATGGCTGCCCTTGTGCCTCGTAATAATCCAGCACTCTAATCTCTCTGCCAACAAACTGTGCTATCCAAATCGCTGTTGCATCTGCCTTAGCACCCGTCCCCCCAATATCCCAAAAGGCGCGTATCTGCATTAAAGGGTCACGTGCAACACGCCCTATCCGCCCCTCCTGCTCGGCTGCCAACATCTCCTTTTGGTAGTAAGCCCCTTGAACTGCTGTAAGATAAGCCCCTTCCCATATATGCTTATAGGTCTCGGGGCGGGATCTCAAATCATCAAGCCGCGCTTCATTCAAGATCTTGGGAAACTTCGGATTATCGGACCAGTTGATCTCAACACGTTTAATGGCTTCATTATCCGAAAAGCGAAATCGTTTCTCAACTGGTGCATTATCCCGTAACGGGTTCCATGTTACCCATAACTCAGCGCGCCAACCCTCTCCTTCTTCACGCAATGTTGGAATAAGCGTCTGCCAAGCTGTCTCTGTAACCGGCTCTGCCTCATCAACCCAACAGAGTAAAATACGCCCCATGGACTTGATACTTGCAATGTTACGGTCCAGTCCACAAAACTGAAAGGCTATACGACCATCAATCGACTTAATTGAAGCCTCTCCTACCTTGTAATAACCCTTTAAAAAGTCATGGGATTCAATGGCGCGCTTAATTTCCTCCAATGAACTCTCTGCTAGCGAATTTTGAAACTGACGCGCACAAAGGATAGTCCCTGATATCCCTTGCATGCCAAATTGATAGCCTTTTAAAGCCGCCATCAAAGCAAATGATCTTGTCTTGCCAGACCCCCGTCCACCCCAAGCTGCTCGAACCAAAGCATCCCCTGCAAAAAGTGGAATAAGCTTTGGTACAATCCTAATCTGTCTTTTCGTCATTAATTAAAGGTGCTATTTCCACACGCCCTATCATGTTAATGGCGCCCCCATCCTCCCCTGTTACTTGCAAAGGCAACACCTTACCAAGCAATGCTAAATAAGCAGCGGGGCATTTGACTGCTTGCTTTTCTAGATAAGAAACCAAACCTTCATTTCCATATTTACTACCTGCTAATTCAGCAGCTTTTATGACTGCCTCTTTTAAAAGGCTTGTTGTTTTATTCGGAACACCTTTCACACGCCCTTTTCCAGCATTAGGAGGCATAGGCTTTTTTGTCGCTTGTAAAACCTGTTCTGTATTTTCGCATGTCATAAAATACGCCCTCCAGATAATAAAAAACCCCGCATTTGCGGGGCTTTAAACTGTATCCTACCCTCATTTAGATACAATACGACTAGTGCCGTAATTGTCATTAAATACGATTTTCTACACTTTGTCAACACAAAAATAACACATATTGATAATTTTAAGGGGAATCAATTATAAAAGTTAGTGACAATAAGAAACAAGAGATAACCTATGTTTAAACGATTTATATTATTAACTATAGCAATAACCTCTCTTTTATTTTCTAATCACGCAAATAGTGAACAATCAACAAATTATACTCCTTATTCTTCTATTGTTCAGTGCGAAAATGGTGAAATTCCTGTTTATCACGGTTCTTCTATTATTAAATGTGTTTCAAAAGAAGATAGTGAAAAAAATGTACCAGATTGGCTAAAAAAATATAAGTTACTTAGCATCCATAAAGAAGAAAATAAATACCGTTTTCAGCAATCGCATGAATACGAAAAGTTGATAAATAATCATATCAAGGAATGGTTTGTAATAGGATTTATAATAATTACCATGATGTCTCTTCCAATCAGCTTGCTTTGGCGTTTCAGATTCAAGATTTCCGCATGTTTATTTGGAACAGCCACTCTATTATCTATTATTGCAATACCCTATATATTTGGTTGGTAGTATCTATTTTTGTAAAAAATGCTTATAAAGCGCATTAAGAGCAACCTTTAATGAACTCACAAAATGTGGTAATTCTTGATCTTCTATAACGATGTACTGTAGCGCAGAATGAAGATTGTACTGTCTATAGAGATGTTGCGCTTCTTTTATTGCCTCTTGCATGGCTTGATAATGACGGGTCGCTTTTTCAACCCACTGTTCAAAGCTATTAGGATCTGAATTAGTTGAAACATCATCATAAATCGCGCTTGGAAATCCTTTTGCACAAAGGTAATTATTTCTTATCTGTAGGTACTGTTGCGCGGTGTCATATTGCTCTTGTATGAGTACACCTTGCAAGCAAAGCCGCCCTATGTAAGTACCAGCGAGTGGATTTTTTGCGTCATATAAGGTTAAACCGAAGCGTTTTGCACGCATTTCTATAGCTAATTTATCAATGGCTTCACGCGGTTCTTTTGCACGCGATATTCGTCCATTTGCTTCTCTTATCTGCCCTGTGATTTTAGGGCGTCCCCTCTTTTTATTTGCTTTCACTGACCAGATTCCTTTTTAATATTTTCCCAAATTTCCTCTGATTGTGACTTGTACTTTCGACTATAAAAAAATAGAAAAACCAGAATGATGAATAGTATAACCATAAGAATTAGCTTAATTTTTAAATGATTTGTATCCTCAAATAGTTCTGTGAACAAAGTTAAACATGCACCTCCTAAAGTACCCATTATTGCTTCATAACGACGTGCAGATGTTGCAAAACTTTTTAACAGTTTTATTTCTTGTGCTGAAACAGCATAATGAACAGTCTTTCTCGGAAGAAAATCTGCAATAATTTTAATAGACTGATTTTCAACAATATCATTTGCAGTATCACTCGCGCGTTGAATCTCTTCAATATGAAGGGATTTCTTTTTTTTCCTTTTTTTTCGCTTCTTGTAAGTATCCGTTAATTTTTTTTGTAAAGTATTCCCTGACGTCATTATCTTTTAGCTTCACACCCAATCGCTTACAATTATAAACTTTTTCCCATGGGGAGCCATTCTCATGAGATTCATTACGCAGGTAAGAAGCTGAAAAGTTTTTATACGCATTCCAAACGCTCTCTAATAATTTGAAAGTATATTCATCCGTTGAGTTTTTATGAATTTTAGGGATAAAAATTTCTCCTGTCTCTAAATCAACTGTCCGAGAATAGCAATCGATAAAACGTCTTCCCCAATCTTTAAACTCATGATAAAGAGCCGGAATCACGGGACCATGCTGCCATGCTTCTATACGATCAGAAAAAAGTCGTTTACCTGTAGCTGCTAACATCCACCCATACGCAAGATAAACCAACTTAATAAGCTTCATAGGAGAAATTGGGATATTCTCTTCACGCCCCTTTTCAAGAAAGAAGTTAGCAATTTGTTGAACTTGGTACATATTATTCATACCCTACAAAATATACAATTTTACAGAATTGCTTTAACATGATCGCTTTCTTCATTCAATAATGCCCCTCTTATTAAAAAGGAACATCATCATTTAAAGAGTTTGTAGGCATATCAAGAGGTCTGTGAATGCTTGCATAAGCAGATGACGGCTCTTGATCATCATTATTTTTGTTGTCTAAAAGCTTTAACTCTCCTTTGTACTTAGGCAAAATGATCTCTGTTGTGTAACGGTCAATACCGTTTTTATCTTGCCATTTACGGGTTTGAAGCTGCCCCTCGATATAGACTTTGCTGCCTTTGTTTAAGTATTGAAGCGCTATTTTTGCAAGATGTGGATTAAACACCACAATGGAATGCCACTCTGTTTTGTCTATTCTCTTATTGGTTGCCTTGTCTGTATAGCTTTCAGACGTTGCCATTCGAAAATTAACCACCTCACCACCGGAGGGCATTGTTTTGCTTTCAGGATTTGCACCTAAATGACCAATTAACATCACTTTATTAAGCATGTGCTTTGC